GCTAAAACTCCTGTAAAAACCGAAGCTATGAAAGTTGGATCTATCTTTTGTTGTGGTACACCTGGTATAGCAACATAGTTCAATGTTAGTATGCCACCTGACCAAACCAAAACACCAAGACGGACAAATGTACTGATGATAGCAGCTTGTTCGTCCTCATCAGGAAGCACTTTATCCTTGATTTTACCAAGAATACTCTTCTCTTCCTTTTTTATTTCTGCCATGAGATATAGTTTATTCTAGCCTTATTTAGTATCTAAGAATCCTTTCTTGATGAGCTTCTGCAACTCGGCAGTGCTGCCAGTGAAAATAGCGTTATTAGTAACATTATTTGTAGTGTTGTTTTTAGTCTCGTCAATTTCTTTTACCTTTTTCTGAAGATCCATTAGTTTGTCTGCTATATCAGCAGTTGACTTTAAGACCTGACCTGCTACCTCAAATGCTCTAGGAGATCCAGATTCATTTGCTACATCCATTATACCATCCAGAGTTTCTTGCCCTTTTTCTATTAAGTTATATAACTGTGCTCTGGAGTATTGATAATCTTTATCTATCTCAGCACCATGATCTTTTTTATCAGGTACATCTTTATGCTTATTAAACTTTTGCACATAAGAATGACCATCAGATGTAGTATTTAATGCATCATCAATTGGTTTAGACATTATACATCCTCTCTTCTAGTTGGACTGTATATCTTAGAATCACTAAACATATCAGTGCTCTCACTAAATCCAAAGTCATCTGAAGGACCTGCATCTACTGGATCTGGTTGTACAGTATACCTCATCTCTCTCTTAGCAGTATCAGTATCAGTATTTGAATAGTAATCAACTTGAACTTTCTTGATCAATCCATCTGTACTATCAGCAACAGGACCGAACAGATAAGTTTTAGCATTAAAATTAAATGTGTATAGTAAAACTCTTCTAGTTGTAAAGTCTGATTCGTACTCATCAGTAAAATTAATATTTTCTAATACAACTGGAATATCTCTTTTCTCTCCAATAGAACTTACTAAGTCTATTGTAATATTAAATGCAGGTTGGAAGAATGGAAGTATTTGTTCTACAATTTGTAATGCATCATCGTTCAATTTTGTCATTACATTTAATTCAAATCCTATGTTGTATGGAACAGGAAGATATACTTTTTTTGCTTTAGTATTATCTGCGGAATCAACTGCTTTAAATGTTCTAGTAATACTCGATTTTCTACTAGGATCATATGTCATGTCATTCATTTCAAATGACATTCTAGGTAATGTTATAGCAACTGCTTTTGATAGTTCTGCTTGCTGCTCTAATTTTGCCAAGAATTTTTGCTTAGGACCATAAGTTAAAGGGACTTTAGTTTCACTAAGAGTTCCTCCATTCCTATCTTCATGTCTGATTTGAATATCATTAAACAATGTACCGAAACCGATAATTGTTTTTCTTATAATTTCATGGTAAAAATAAGTACCTAACATTATACATCTCCAAAGGGATTAGATTCACTGAAGTCTAAAAGTGCATCAGCAGCAGTTTCAAATTCTTCATTCATATTGTATTCAGATCCTGCAGCATGATCACTTAAGTCATCATCATATGAAAGCACTTGGTATCTTGCAGACGATGCAGTACCAGTTATAAACTCTCCTGCTCTGAAATCACCAGTATTTATTGTAATTTGTAGTTCTCTAGTAACTTCGTTCCAACTTTGTACATATGCTTCAGTGCCAGAATCAGATCCGACCACTCTTTCATTTAGGTGATAAGTTCCTAATCCTACACTTAGAGGAGAACTAACTGTAACAGTTGGAATGCCCTCGTATCCAGAACCTGCATTAGTTAAGAATATGCTAGAAAGAACAGATCCTTGTATTATTCCTACAGCAGTTGCTTGTACTTGACCCGTTTTAATACCTACAGTTCCTGTAGTTCCTATTCCAACATCTGATGGATGTTGTATAGTTATAATAGGTGCAGAAACATAATTAGAACCTGGTTGTGAAATTCTAATAGATCCAATACCTGTGTTAGTCAATGTAGCAGTTGCAGCAGCACCCACACCTGGCGTTCCAAATCCTATTGTAGGTGGTTCAACATATGCAAAACCAGGATTGGTAATTGCAACAAAATCTATTGCATTGAGTAGACCTTTTTGAGTTGTAATAGCAACTGCCTGACCCATAGCATCTGATACACCTGCAGGTGATGGACTTACAACAATGCTTGGTGGAGTTGTATATCCAGATCCATCATCATTTAATGTAATTTTCTGTAATGCTCCTGACGGTGCAAATGTATCTACAGCTATTTGTGCTGTAGAACCAATACCTGCAAGAACAACTGTTGTTATATTTCCTTCTTCACTCAATCTAGTATCAATTTGAGCAACATTAGTGTCAATAATTTCGTCTTGTAACTGGAAGAGTTCACACTGCAATTCGTAAGTATAATTTTTACCTAACTGGAAGAAAGGCATTTCATGTTCTACATGTTTTATTTCAAATAATCTTTCTCCTAATGGGAAGAATATAAGATCTCCTTCTTTAGGTCTAGTTCCAAATAATATGTCACCATCTTGATCACCTTGTAAGTTGGTAGAGTTAAATTGAAATGGTGCTATAAAATCTTCAAACCTTTCTCTAGATATTGTTAGTGTAATTTCGTTCTGTAAATTTATACCAAACTTAGTCATTATATCACTACCTTTTGCATATCCTTCATAGTTGTTTAGATATGCTTCCATCAAATAATTATCATTAAATTTAGATGACTGAACCTCACCTAATATATCATCAGTTGCTATTAATTTTCTAGGAATATAATATACATCTATTCCAAACATCTTCAAATGCTCGTCTACCAGAGACTGTACCAATCTCTGTTCTTCGGGTGAACCGTGTTGGAAAAAAGGTGAAACAGGCATATCAACCAATCATGTCAAGAACAGGAACTTCGTAAGTAGATAGCATGTTTGCTTCGAGTTCTCTTAACTCTAAATCACCATCTTCATAAATTTGTCTGCCATTTAACTCAGTCCCGCCAGGTAGTTTTACTCCTTGGTATTTTATGAGGTTTTGTCCCCATTGTTTTTTAGTTTTTGCAACAACATATCTTTTTAAAAATGAGTCGTTATATACTCCTATGTTATTTGCAGGATCCATAATTCTGTAACACTCTATCAATACAAAATGACTTACTGTTGCAGATGCCCAATCAATATCAAGATATAATTTATTATTTCTTTTATTAAATCTAATTTGTGTAGATGTAGTCAATAAGAAATTGATATCTTCTAGATATGTTTTAGTCATTGAATAATTTAGTAGACCATCATAACCCATATTGAAAGCAATATCATTTAAGAACAATTGATATTTTAAATTAAACATACCATTACTAAGTCCACTACTATCAAAGTTCATGACCTTTTCTATACCTAATATTGAATCAGGAACTGTCAAGTAATTTGAGTTCTCTTCAAAATCTCCAGATGTAGTTGTTGTAGTTGTAATACCTAATGTATTAGTACCACCTCTAGCTCTACCTCTTTTAATATCATCTTCTGTTAATTTATATTTTAACAGTACTTTTTCTACACCATCAAAATGTCTCTCATAAAAATATTGTAGAGAGTCATCTAGTAAATCATCAAACTGCTCATCAGCAACATTGACCTCTAATACAGGAGCACCAAGTTGTCTAAAAACATAGTCTTGTAATGTTACTCTACTACTAGGTTTTGCCATTAGAAGAAGCCTCCATCAATTGAATTAGTCCACTGTGGAACACCTGATGCATTTGTTGTCATAACATATGCAGAAGTAGTTAGGAATCCTACAGTGCTTGCAGAACTAACTAATCTACCATCATCTTCAAAGTATGCCATACCGTTAGGACCACTATATCCTATACCAGTGCTTCCACCTTGATCAGAACGATAGTATAATCCTTGTTTAAATGTTGCATATCCAACGATATGAACATTGTCTTGAATTGTAACTTGACCTACTGCAGAATCTAATACTAACTCACCACTATTAGTTGTTATCTTAGTAGTAGAACTACCTGCACCGATCAGAAGGTCAGATATTGTACTGACACCAGTTACGATCAAGTTATTTAGAGTAGATATTCCAGAGATGTTTATATTTCTACCATCTATCTCATCATATACAACATCACCAACAACATTTAAGTTACCTGCAACAAATACATCTTGGGAGAATGTTGCTATACCAGTAACAGTCATAGCACCACCAACTCTAATGTCAGATGCGACATTTAAATCGGTTATGATACCAGATTGTGATTTTAGATTTGTTATTGCAAAATCAGTTGCTAAACCTGCTGTTATTTTGGCATCAAGAATATCTGCATCAGCGAGATCTATAGCATTTGCAGTTACAACACCTGCTGTTGCTGTAATAGAAGTTCCGATTGAAACTTCTCCTTTATAAACACCATTGTCTATGAATGATGCAATACCAAGTAACTCTGTACCAGATGCTCTGATAACTACTCTGTCTCCAATACCAGATGCAGCAGGATCTGCATACATTAGTTTTAGAGTCTTATCATCAGCAGTTAAGAAGTCACTATTACCTGCAGCAGTTTGAACGCTGAAGTAATCACTTCTTACTTGTACTCTACCATAAGTCGCATTACCATTAGCATGTTGTAATATTGTATTACCTCTGTTATTGAAGGCATCAGTATCTTGATGGTAAATTTTAAAGTCTGTATTATCACCAATTCTTACCTCAACATTATCAGGTATATCTGTGTGACTATTAAGACCAACAGGAGAGTTGATTGTTAATGAACCATTTCCTATTGTTTGACCAACTGTGAAGTTAGTAACAATACCAGTATTAATCTTAGCATCAACAGCATCGAGTGCAGAAGCATCAATCGTTGTGATTGTTGCTGCAGTACCAACGATGTCTGTAATAATACCAGATGTTATCTTAACAGTTTTAAGATCAGCAGTCTCTGTATCAAAAGTTGTGATAGTAGCAACACCTGCTACATTTAATTGATCTAATTCTGCATGTCCATCTACATCTAAGTCACCGTTCACATCTAGAGTAACAACAGTCGTAACTCCAGTAACATTGATATTTTCAAATCTAGCAGTGTCTAGAACATCTAATCTGTCTCTAGGTGTAGCAGTTGCAATACCAACTTTTTGATTGGCATCAAGACGCATACCTTCAACATTATCAGTATTAAATCTGATAGTGCCATCAGCACCAGAATCATCCAGAGCAATAGAAGTATCATTCTTTTGGAACGCATCTAACTGAATAACTGTAGCAGTTAAGATACCTAAGATGTTTACATCACCAGTAATATTAATATCTCCAGAACCAGCTGGGTCAATGTTAATATCTCCCGAAGTAGATTCTATATTATTTCCTGCTATCTGGATGTTACCAAATGTACCACTGTTAGGTGTAATCTGACTGCTATTTGAACCATCAGTAATCGTTAGATTAGATAGTGCCTGTAGACTTGTTACTTGTTGTGAGAATGATACTGTACCATTTTCTTGATCAACAAAGAATGCTTCGCCAACTCTGAAATCTCCTTTCTGGTCAATACTTACATAAGATACATCACCGTTGTTTGACTCAGTAACTTCGTTTGCTTGTATTGCTAAGTTAGGATCATTACTAATGTCTCCACCTGCACCAACCATATTAAAGTTAATTGCAAATAGACGCAATGTAACACCATCACCATCAGCGATAATACCTTTCTGACCGTACTCAACTGCACAACTAACAGAACGCATGTCAGCACCAAACTGACTATAATCTGCTAGAATTACCTTAGTAGCAGTTCCAATTCCACCACCTGCTTGTGTGATACGAACATCTTGATTACGAATTACATCGTCACTAGTAGTCTTAATACCACTAGTACCATCAAAGTGTAGGAGTAGTTTTGTATCTTTATCTCCTGTTGGAGCAGAAGTAGGAGCAGTGAAGTTTGATGTATACTTAGCAACATCTTTTTCAATTCTTACCTCATCAATCCAACCTGTTACATTATTGCTTGCACCGTCAAAGTCTGCACCAAATACAATACCCTTAGATGAACCATAATCGGTAGTATCAGAAAACTTAATACCTCTTTGTGTACCATCAACGAATAATCTTGTGTCTGTGCCCTCTCTTGCTATTGCATAATGCTTCCAGACTCCAGTAGCAATACCTGCACCAGATCCAGTAATAGCAGTAGTTGTACCAACTCTTAGATCAACCTCACCTGCAGCACGGAATGCAAGACTTAGACCTTCAGCATCAGTGCCACTGTCTCTTAAGTCAAATAGAGTTGCACTAGAAAGACCAGTTGTATTAGCATATGCCCAGAATTCAATTGTGAAGTCTGTGTTTGTACCAAATCCAAGATCACCACTAGAAGGAACACTAATAGAATCGTTACTACCATCTAATTTAAGTGATGAAGTACCAAACTTTTTAACAGTAGTATCTAACTGAGCATCATCATTAAATGTTACTGATTTGGCAGTCCTAGCATTAAGAACTTCAAATCCAAGTTGCTTACCAGTTACACCTAAGTAAGTTCCATCATAAGATGCAAC